AATGGAATATCTAATCCGTTTAGTTTAGCAAAGGATGACCTAATTAAAGTTCCTCTTAAGCCAGATTCATATTATTTTAACGGAGCAGACATAATTGACAAAGGAACAGTTAAGGCTAGTCCAAATCTAATACCATTAAACACAAAGGATGCAAACCGTCTTTCTTATCTAAAGAAGCTAGGCACCTCTTTAATACAACCCAATTTAAATTTACCCAATGACAAAAATATAAAGGTTGAAAATGGCAAAGTTATATTTGGAGCAGATGTTACAAAGGTTAATAAACAAGACTGCCCGACGCCAATTTCACGCTCTAATGTATTAAAAAATTTAATTGAATCTAAAATTTTTAAATAATGGCTGACCCAAATTCAATATTAGCAATTACTCAACCCAAGCTTGAAATTAGAAAAATTTCGCAGCTAGACGTGGATGCGCTTAATTCCCCTTTTCAAAATCAAACCCGACCAAGCGCCGGAAATTTAAAAACTAGGACTGGATTAATAAATCCATACCTTGAAATGGATAATTATATTATTCCGGGTGACCGCCTTATATCGTTAAATATTTTTCAAAATGGATTTCTTCCAGAAATACAGGTAACATTTTTAGATACAACTGGTGCATTTTCTGGAATGTATTTTCCTAGAACTAACCCTATTTTAAAGGTATACATAAAATCCCTTAGCCCAGCACTTAAACCGGTTAGAAATGATTATCTAATCACAAATATTTCTAATTCGGAATATACTAATTTGTATAGCGGAACTGCTAACATTGAAACGGTATACACCTTAACCGGAAAGCTCTATATTCCTGGAATTTATGGAAATAATGTCCAAAGCATTCCAAAAAAGAAATCTTGGGAAGCATTAAAAAGCTTAGCAGATCTATTAAAATTAGGATTTGCAACCAATGAAACATCGACTGATGATAAAATGACTTGGTTAAATCCTAATAATACGGTTGAAAATTTCATAAAAGATATTTGCAGTAGGGCCTATAAAAATGAAAAAAGCTTTTTTGATTGTTTTATAGATACTAATTATATTTTAAATTTTATTAATTATGAAAAATCTTTGAGTAAAGACACTAACGTCATTCAAGTCCCAATAGATGCAACCGGGTCTCAATACAGTGAAGCATTTAGTACTGATACAGTTGTCTCAAAGGACGACAAGGAAAAGGAAACTGGCCTTATCGATGTTTTATTGTCATCTTCGTCAAAAAAAATTAAAACTGGCTTTAATATTGTCCACTATGCAATGCACTCAGACCATGGAGAAATTTTAGCCAATCAAAGTTTTAGAAAAAGTATTACTTGGCACGATAGATCTTATTGGTTAAATAATAAAGAATTAATTAATCATTTTATTGAGCCGTTAAGCGAAAAAACCATTAATTTTAAAGAAACTGTATATCAAAAGCCCAAACCTAAAAATTTTGCAGAGGCAACTGAGTCTAGTATAAGATGGATGGGATTAGACTATAATAATTCTCATACAAATTATAAATTTTCTAGACTGTTAAACAGCCATAATCTAGATGAGCTTTGTAAAAATTATTTAATTATTAAACTGCCGGGCTTGAGTCAAACTCTTTATAGAGGTGGAAAGGTTGATGTTTTAATAAATCGATTTATTGGTCCAGAAAAGTCGGCGATTTTGCCTGATGAAAAAAACCCAGCTTCTTCAAAGGCCGCGTTAGGACAGGATGAACAAACTGACATTTATTTAACAGGCCCCTACGTGGTAAAAGATATTATATATGGATTCAACGGAGCCCCCGAAATAACCGATTTAAAATATTATACAGAATTGGTTTTAGTAAGGCGAGAGTGGATTGAAGTTAGCGAAAATAATAAGCTTGAATCAGAAAAAACTAATTAATCAAATGGGCCGTAGACAAAATAGAAAAAAAGAATCAAACGATCAAGCTGGGAGATCCTCATCCTCAGCAAGCGACAAAAAGTCAGCTAGCATTTCTTCGATATTTGACAAAAATCTTAAGTCTTTACCTAATATCATAAGTACATTCAGAAAGGCTCGATTAGAAACCGGTTATGATGAACCTGCTTATTTTGGATTTGCCATTGATATACACAGTCAAACAACAGAGGCGACTAACATGTTTAATCCATGGACAGGACTTAGAGCAAACCCACTTTTTTATTTACCAGAGTGGGTAAACTTAAAGGGAGACGGCTCTGGTATAACTGATGTTAATGATGGAGAAAATTTTAGTAAGCTGCTAGAAAACGCGTATGAAGCCTGTGCAATTCAATACTTAAATAGTTTTTCGCTGCCTCTTGATAAAACCTATGATGAGCTTGCAGCAAATAATCTAATTCTAAGTAGCGCAGCAAATTCTTTATCTGGACCGCTTAGACCTGGTGGAGATTTAAATAGAGGTTTCTATTTAATGGAATTTATTAAAGTATTAAATTCTATTCAAGAAAAGAGCCCATGGACTTTTAAGGAATTAGATGGAATTCCAAATTTATGGAAGGCAACCCAACCCAACTATGATTATAAGCCCGTCGAACTTACTCTAACTGCACAAGAAACAGTAGATTTACGTATAACCAGATTGGCTGAAACTTATAGAATGGCAAGTTTTGATTCATTTAATGGTAGAAAAATACTTCCGCCTAATCTTGAAAGATTTTCAATGGATGTATATTTTATAGATTTAAGATTTCTAAAACACGCCAATGCCGAAAGTATTCTCTCCGGTGGAAATGGACCAGACTATTCTTCCGATTTTTCCGGCCAAATAAATTTTGGCGGAGTTGCTTTTAGATGTTATGGTTGCAAATTTGATTTTTCAAATTTATTAGAAAATGCATCCCAAGCAAAGTCTTCGATTGGAGAAAATAGCGGATTTGATACTAAAGTTAAAATTGTAGTAGATCGAGTTTTGCCAGCAACTTACTTTGGAGATAAGGCATTCGGTATAGCTGGATTTGAAAATAGTGAAGATTCCGGCGAAACTAAGTTAAGAAATACAGTAGGCGGAGCACTTAACTTGGGACCATTTACTGGAGGAGTCAATCGAGTTATAGAATCTAGCCGCCGAGCATTAACTAATATATTGGGAGCCCCGCAAAGAGCCCTAAATGACGCCCTACTTAAAACTCAAAGACGATTCGAAGGAGCAGTTTCCGACGCGCTTGGAGATAGCCCCCTTAGTAGTAGACCATTTGAGAAAAAGGAAATCGAAACCCTCTTAAATGAAAGAAAAACCGGTGGAGGAATTAAACAAGATGTTTTTCCAGGAGTGGACAATAGAACAGCCAATCCGATTAAGAACGATATTTTTCCAGGGGTGGACACTAGAAAAGCAAATCCAATTAAACGGGATGAATTTACTGGCGTTGATGTAAGAAAAGCGGCACCGATTAGAAATGATGTTTTTCCTGGCGTTTCATCAAAAACTGCTGGAAAAATTAACCAAGATGTTTTTCCTGGAGATACGCCGGTGTTGACTATTATAAACCAAAGAAAAACTGGAGGTAAAATAAACAGCCAGAATCCATATAAACAATAATGATCCTTAACCGAGACATAGATATTAAGCGCAGATCGGATACGACCGCCGACTATATTTTAAAAAAATATCTTGGCACAGTGGTTGATGCAAATGATCCTCTTAAGCAGGGTCGTTGTAAAATCATGATACACGGAGTTTTTGATACTCTAAAAACTGAAGATTTACCTTGGGCCAACCCGGCAACAAAGTCGGCCTTTTTTGGTAAAGAGGGATCAGCAAGTATTTCTATTCCAAAAAATGGAGCCCTCGTTGTGGTTACATTTGATCAGGGTGATATCTACTCGCCAGAATACGGTCAATTGCAAGAGTTGGCGGCAGATCTACAAGAAGAGTTAAAAAAGGAAGGAGAATATCTGGGTTCGCATTTTATTCTTTGGGATGGGGATGAACAGCTTAAATTATGGTTTACGGTTGGAAAGGGCCTAACCTTTGAAAACAAAAAATCCAGAATTAATATTGCCCAGGACTCAACTATTACAATTGAGCATAAAGATACTGAGTCAATTATTGAGCTCGAGGGTCCAACTATAAAAATTATTGCAAATTCAACAGTTGATATTACTGCGACATCAGAGGTCAGGGTCACATCAGAACAGGTCTGGCTTAGAGGAGATTTTACCCGGCTCGGCGCCAGCGGATTAACTGAACCTGCTATCATGGGAGATGCCCTAATGGCGACAATTGAATCACTTGCATCAATGATTGACGGCAAACTGCCTTCAACCCCAGGCCTGGCGAAGGGTATTGTAAGCTTGGCCAAGCCCCTAATTTTATCAGACACCGTTACAGTAGGTAAGTAATTTTGGTATATTAATTATAGTGAAAGACTATTATAATATACTAGGAGTAGATCGTGGGTGCAACCAGTCCGATATTAAAAAGGCATACCGAAAACTTGCCGTTAAGTATCACCCTGATAAAAATCCAGCCGGCGATGCCAAATTTAAGGAAATCGCTGAGGCATACAGTGTATTAGGAGACGAGGAAAAACGTAAAAATTATGATCGCGGCGGGTCAACCGGCTCTGTCTTTGAAGACCTCAGGGACATGTTTGCTGGCTTTGGTGCCGGTGACATTTTCACTCAAAATTGGGGCATTGACCTAGATATTGTAGTTAATCAAAAGATTGACCTTAAGGATTTGCTTATCGGCAAAACAATTGAAGTTGTCTATACAAAAAGGGGCGAATCTACCCCTATTAAATTTAGTGTCGATATCAAGCCAGATTCAACTAAGCACCAACTTATTTTCGATGGCAAGCGGGCATTTTCCAGATTGACTTTTCAAAATATGGGAAATCACGGAAAGCTTGGTGGAGGTAGCACTTTTAATCGTACGTTTATCGGTAACCTCTATGTTTTGCTTGAAATAATTTTACCGAATGGCGTTAATATCGATTCCTCTGGTACCATTATCGATAATCGAGAAATTAATCTTTCTGATCTAATTAATATTGAAAACCTAATCTTTAAATCAGTTGCTGGTACTAATTTTAGAATAAAATCGTTAAATGCTAAATCTTTTGACGATCTTAAAATCACCATCCCCGGTAAAGGGCTGAACTCCGGTCAAGCCGGGTCTGGGGCCTATGTGTTCAAAATTCACACAAATATACCCAATTTTGATAAGTTAACCCAAGAGGAAACAGCGGAGTTGATAGGCCTAATAAATAAGACTAATAGGTGATAGATTGTCACTTATTGCAAATTATTTGTATCAATATGATATAAATAATAAAAAAATCAGGCTACGTGGTCCTTACTGGTGTAAACGAAATTACAAACACTTCAGATATGCTCTTCATTATTGAAAGAGTAAATGAAGGATTAACTTCTGCAAAAACGGATAACGGTGACATTGTTATGGTTGGAATTTGCGCGGTTTTCGGGCAAATGAATAACAATCGTCGGCTCTACGAAAAAGCAGAATATCTTCCTCACCTAGAATACCTTAACGAGAAAATTGAAAAGGGTCAACTATTTGGTGAGTTAGACCACCCACAAAACTTTGACGTTTCCTTGAAGAATGTTTCTCACGTTGTTGAGAAACTATGGTACGATCAAGATGATGATACTGTAAAAATTCAAGTACGTCTTCTTAACACCCCAGCGGGCCAAATTGCAAAAACCCTAGTTGAATCTGGCTGCACAATCTCAACTTCATCAAGAGCAGCCGGCCAGGTTGCAAATGAGGGTAAAGTAAAAATCCAAAAGATTTTCACATATGATCTAGTTGCTGAACCCGGTTTCAGCGAAGCTGTTCTTAGAAGATCAGTCAACGAAAGCTTCCAGAATAACTATTCTATGCTTTTTGAATCTTTGGAAACAATTAAATCTACATCAATTGTAAACAAATTGGTTGATATCTCTGAAAGTCTTAATCTCGCAGAATCGATCAAGGTTTATAAGATAAATAATGAAGAGATAGTACAAACTATGGAAAATAATAACAAACACATGACTAATGAGTTTGTAACGAAAGAAGCATTCAACCAATACTCTGAACTTGTTAAAAGCAAGTTCGATGCTCTTAAAGAGAGCGTAGATAAAATGGTTGATGGCTTCGCAGTTACCGAAGACGACCAAGTGGAAGATGCTCCAGTGGTTAAAGGCCCAGATGCCGAAAAAGAAGAGGAGACAGTTTCAGCTACCAACGAACAGTTGGTTGAATACATTAACTATCTTTCAGGCGAGCTTAGCAAAGTAATTGACTATAACGATTACCTTTCTGGCATGTTAAACAAATCTATTAATTACTCTGAGCACGTTGCTGAGAGAGTTAATAAGGTAATTGATTACTCAGATTATCTTGCAGAAAAAGTTGAGCAGGGTATCGGGTATGCCGAATATGTTGGAGAAAACCTAAACAATTCAATCGATTATTCAGAGCATATCGCAGAAAACGTAAACAAAAATATTAAGTACACAGAATACTTAGCAGAAAACCTTGATAAAGGAATTCAATATTCTGAGTATGTCGCTGAAAAATCAGAGCAAGGAATCAGATACACTGAATACGTTGCTGAAAACTTAAAGCACTCTATTGGTTACGCTAACTATCTTGCTGAAAATCTAGAAAAAGGAATTAAATATTCTGAATATATTGCTGAATCATTAAATGAAGGTAAAGCGGGTGTTTCTGTTAAAGAGGATTCTGCACTTAGCCAAATTGAAAAACTAGACGAATCTGTAAATTATAAAGTAGCCGAAGGTTCTAGCGTTAGTGATATTGTAAACTCAGTTAATTCAATTGTTAAGCATATCAGAGATAATTCAGCTAAAGCTGTACTAGAAAGCAAATATCCTTTCTTAAAGCTTCTTAATGAAGATAATAAATCAAGATTCTTTAGCCTGTCCCAAGAACAAAAAACTGCTATTATTGAAGCTCTTTCAGGTGCAGTTTATTTCAAAGAAGAGGACGTTATTCAAATTATTGAATCAGTTCTCAACAAGCAACAAGAAAATACTCCTAACTTAATCAAATTCATGCCTGCTAAATTTAAAGATATTTACGAAAGCATGACCCCTGCTGAAAAGAGCCGTCTAGAAGCTCAAGCTTCTCTAACTGTTCTTAATACCCCTTATCAAGTTAAAAACTTCTGGGAAAGCAGAGATCTAAGAGGAGTTAACGAAAGACTTTATTTCGAAAAACAAAATAAAAATGCGCAACAAATCAACGAAAGCCAAGGTAGAGAAGGTTTCATCTCGATTGAAAAAGTTGCGGAACATCAAAGAGGTTACTCTAGCGAGTATATCTCAGCTCTAAAAAGAAGAGCACAAAACTAAAAATTTCTAAAAACAAAATGTCTACAAAAGTATTTAAAAGACTAAACGACGCTTCTGTTAAGTCAACTTGGGCTCCTGTTTTAGAAAGCTATGGTGTAAACGCTGATGCTCGTCCTTGGTTAGTAGATTATTGCCACTATCACGCAATGTTCGAAAACGCTGGTGCGATCAACGAAGCAGCTATTGCTCCTGGTCTTTTCTTTCAACAACCCGGTTCTATCAGTTCAGTCGGTAACCCATTAGCTCCTACAACGGCAGCTGCGGGTTCAGGTGATAAATTTCCAAGTTTATTGCCAGTTGCTATTCAAGTAGCAGCAAAAACAATTGGTTTTGATCTAGTTGGTGTAGTTCCTATGGACTCTCCAGTTGGTTTTCTTCCTTACTTAGATTATGTTTACCAAGGTGGTAACTTAAACAGTGAGTTTGAACCATATTTAATCAAAACTAACCTTGACGTAGCTAACCCAGCTCCAACTGCTAACGGCACAGATTTTATCCAAGTTGGTAAATCTCGTTTAGATGGTAAATTTATCTACAAAGTTGTAACTGGTACTGACGCTAATGTTACTGTTGCTCAAGAAGCAGTTACTGCCCAGATCGCAACTGCAGTAGCTGACGTTGAATTGGTTTCTGCATTAGAAAACCACATCTCTGGCTTCACTTCTTTAAGTGATGCTGATTGGGCTGACGGTTCTCCTGCAGTATCTGGTCCTTTCTTAGGTGGTTCTGAGTATACTCAAACCATGTCAAGAGGTGCCGGCGAAACTTCTAGACTTCGTCAAATGGGTCTTAAAATGTTCACTAAGTTTGTTGAGGCTAAAACTTCTCAAGTTTCTATCTCTGCAACAGTTGAGCAAATTCAAGATCTTAACAGAGTTTGGAATTTCGACGCAATCTCTATGTTAGAGAATGTTGCAGTTAACGAGCTTGCTCAAACTATCAACAAAGAAATCGTTTCTAAAGTTAAAAACTTAGCAACAACTCATGCCTCTGCAGCTGCTTCAGCTGAAGGTTATGCAGCTAGTGTTAACGTTCAACCAGGTGCTGGTACTTTTGAAAACGTAACGACTTCTCAAAGAAAATTAGTTACTAAGATTCTTGAATCTGCTAACTTAATTTATCACAGAGCTCGTTTCGGTGCTGGTACGTTCGCAGTAGTTTCTGCTAAAGTTGCTTCAGCTCTTGCTGATGCTGCTGGTTATTCAATTGCTCCTTTCAACAACGATTTAGGTTCAGCTGCTGGTACTTTGTACCCTGCAGGTAAAGTTCACGGTTTAACTGTGTACGTTGATCCTAACTTGAAATTCGATAACAACACTGTTCTTATCGGACGTAAAGGCGCTGACGAAGAGCCAGGTCTTAAATTCATGCCTTACATCATGGCAGAATCTCTTCAAACTATCTCTGAGGGTACTTTCTCTCCAAAGATTGGTATGAAGTCAAGATATGCTCTAGTTGAGGCTGGATGGCATCCTGGAACTCAGTACGTTCAATTCGATATCTTGAATGCTGCTGGTAATGGTTCAGGTATCTCTTATTTAGGTTAATCTTAATTAACTTAAAATACATTGGAAAGCCCTCTTTAAGAGGGCTTTCTTATTTTAAGAGGTCAGATAAATAACTAAAATAATTGTCTAAGTAGGTAATTATAATAAAACGAATTAATCTGAGACCTCTGACGATCTTTAGTTTTTAATAATATGAACTATCATATTTTAGAATTGAAGAGACCAGGAGTGACCAGAGAAGATCGAGTAATTAAAAAAAGAAAACAATAAAATGGCAAACCCAGTATTGTCTTACACCGAGTTCCTAAACGAAAAAATCAGCCATAACTTGGCAACTATGCCAGCTGCTGGTACAAAATTAGGAAAAAGCGTAGATCCCAAAATGGCTAAATTAGATATGCCTAAAGGTTCTAGCGTTAAAAAATCAGTTGAATCTAAAATGGCTGACCTTAAAGCCGCTAAAGGTTCTAAACTTACTAAGTCAGTAGACGCTAAGTTGGAGAAAGCTGAGCCCAAGGCAAAGTCTATCTCTAAGTCAGTAGATCCTGGTTTTGGTAATCTGGTTATTAAAGGTAAAGCTATCTCTAAGTCAGTAGACCCCCAGATGGCTAAAAAACAAAAATAATTAATAACTCGATGAGGATTACATTAAGTATACCTCGCAGCATTGTTCAGTATATGAACGAAGTTGGCGTGCCTTCGGAAGAAAGAGCGGATCTTTATGAAAGATTTATTATGTACGCAACCGGCTTAGCGGCTGGGAACGAGGTTAGCCTCTTTGAATCATACGCAGCAGACCATGAATCAGCATATTCAAACGAATCAATGACTTTTGAGTCTTTCATTGCAATTAATGAAAAAACTAAAAATTCTCTTAAAGAATTAGTTGGAAAAGATGATGAAGAAGAACTTGATCTTGACGATGCGCGTAGAATTGGAAAGAAGGTCTCCAAAATGACAGGGGACGATCGCAAGAAATTTGTTGGAATTATTAATTTCATGGGAGCAAGCTGCCGAATCTACAATGAAATCTGGGCAAACTATAAACCCGTTGATCCAGAAAGAAAGGACTCTAATAAAGGTAAGGCCTTTCGGGGAGAAAAACCACAAGCATAATTTAAATGAGCGCCATCTGCGAAATTTTTCAAAGTCATGAACTTAAGTGGCAAGTCAAAGATTGCGAGCCGCTGTGGAACCAAAACGATCAAAAAACCGTTTTGCATAACTTTAATGTGTACCCAGATTTGGATTTTGTAGACGCCCATGGAACATCAACCTATGTTAAGTATACTGGAGCAGATAAGATTAGAGCGCTTTTACTTGAAATTCATAAAGTAATTGCCGGAAAAGCTAATTCAAAAAAGGAAAAAGAAAAACCCTCAAACGAGGCATTAGAATTACCCGCCCCAGCCAACGGATCTAATTTACCGGCGGTGCAGGGAAGCAAAGAGCTTGCTACTACTCAAAAGCCAGGATTACCGGCTACTACTCAAAAGCCCGGACTCCCGGCTGTTACACAAAAACCGGGATTGCCTGCAGTTATTCCATATGATGCAGCTCAATATGTAAAGGACGAGCCGATTGAACCGGAAGACCAAAAGCTTTTACCTGCCCCAGAAGACTTAATTAAAGTTTGGTATTGTTTAACGTTTGAAGATAATACAAAGGCTATTCATCAAATAGAAATTAAAGCCAGCGATGAAAAGCCAACGGCTGAAACCTTAGTTGGAACCGAAATTAAAGAAAGCGGAAAAATAAAACTTGCCTCAGGCCCATACGAAACTGAAGAAGCAGCAAAAAAGGAGTGTGCGGTTGAAGAAAAAGAAGATGACTATTGTAACTACTATGTCACGGTTAAAACGGATAAACTTAGAATGATTGAGGCCGGCTCCGGTGAAAAGACATTAAGATTTAGATATTTGATGTCTAATAATATGTTAAAAGATCTTAGTGGTGAAAAGGTATCAAATGCTGATAAATTTACGATTACAATAACTTCTGCCTCTGCCGGTTTTACTAAACTATTTGGTGCAAGCTTTGATATGAAACTTGAAGATTTTCAAAGCGAAGATCCAGTCTATCCAGGAAATTTGATTGTTGCAATTATTCCAACTTTAGACATAGAGCTTTCTGGTAACGAATCGTTGCCGTCCACCTATTCTCCTAAAACCTATAACGAAGTTAGTGCGCGAGAGTTAAGGCGTAGAATTAATGAACTTGAATTTAGTGATCAAGCCAAAAAAATGACCCCTGAGCAAAAAGAAAAAGCATTTAGAACTCTTTTGGCTAAGTGGGAGGAAGACGAGCGTAGAGATAAAGCGTAAATCAGCGAATAAATAAACAAAAAAGGTCCAAGATAAATGGCAGGTTTACCACATTTTAAAAATTCAACAGTAGGTCGTAATCTATTTGAACCGTTATACCTTAACCAGTTTACGGTAATTATTACTCCGCCTGCTACAATCAATAACAATGCGATTACGCCGTTGTTAGTTGAGCACGTAAAAGATATTTCAGGGTTACCGGAACAAGCAGGTACTGGTACTCTAGCAGAACAAAAGTACAGATTTTCTAAAAGATATTTTGCGGCAGCCGCTCCAAAAGAAACTGGTGCGAAACTTACAATTAATTTTGAAGTTAACTTAAACGACGCAAATGAGATGTATGTTTACAACCAATTTAGAGCTTGGGCAAACCTAGTATATGATCCATTAACTGGTCGTCAGGGTCTTAAAAAAGACTACGCTCCAAATGGTGCTAACATTTATGTTGGTATACACAATAGAGCCGGTGATATTTACAGAGAGTTTACCTTTTCTCCAGTATTTGTATACGGAGATCAAAACTTAACTGAAGAGATGAAATTGGATTATGGTGTAGATACAATCTATACTGCCAAATTTAATTTTATTGCGGATAGTTATGTTGAAACCAGAAATGGTCAATTCTAAAAATTAAAAACTACCTCAAATGGATATTTTTAACCTAAAAAGCAACGACGTTAAAGACTTTAAGAGATTCATGGATATGAAAGCTCCAGCATTCGGCGGACCTAACGAAACTGAAACCTTCGAAAAATCTAAAAGAAAATCTCTAAAAGAATGGACTAAGGTTGCGCAAAGAGATACCAATTTTGAAAATGGCGGAAAAAACCACAATTATGATGGTTACTGGAAAGCCTTTCATAGCGACGTACCAAGCCGTACCGAAAAGATAAAAATCGAAGAACCTCTAGCCGCAATCCCTACAATGGGAGTTAAAATTGTAAAAGAGAGCCATATTCCTCAATTTGAAAACTATATGTTTGAAGATGAAGATGAAATTGTAGATGATGCAAAAGAAGATGCACCAGAGATTGACGAAGAACTTCTAGAAATGTTTATGGAAGAATTCGCAGACGAGGTAAAAGAAATTTTGGAAATCGCATGCGAAAAAATGGAAATCGAAAAAGACGAGTGTATTGAAATATTTAAGGCTGCAATTCAAAGAGTTGCTGAAATGCCAGAAGAAGACGAAGAAGAAGATTTACAACAAGACGAAGAATAATTAGTATTACAAATTAAAAAGGAAAGGAGGACGATTATCGACCTCCTTTTTTTATGTCTTTTAGTACGGTTTTGAACTCTTTGTCTGGATCAACTACGGTAAAATCAAAATCAACCCAGTCATAAGTATTTCTTAGAAAAGCAACCGAATTTAAGATTCCAGTTGGAGAAAGTTCAGTATTTAAATAGATTAGTCTGGAATACTTTTGATTTTTAATCTTGATTACTTTATCGATTAATTTAGATATTTCATAATTAAGCAAAAAGGCTTGAACTTTATTTGGGATAAAAATTTCGGTTTGAAATTTCTCCTTTACAATCTTATTGATATTAAGAACATAATCACTTTTACGCTTCTTTGAAAAATGTTCAACAAATGTCTTGTAGTCTTTTACAAAAATAATTGTTAGTTCTCTGGTTGTGCAATCGGTCAAAACATTAATTGTATTTTTTATTCAGCATCAGGTAGGATCTGAACTACTTCAACCCCTGCCTTTTTTAGGAGGTCGAGACCGGCAGAATCTCTATAGGCTTCTGAATAAACAACCCGTTTAATTCCTGCTTGAAGAATTAGTTTGCTACACTCTCGACAAGGAGACATTGTAACATAGAGAGTTGAACCTTCTGAAGATTGGGTAGATTTGGCAACTTTAGCTAAGGCATTAGACTCGGCGTGAAGTACATACCATTTAGTTTCATATTTTAGAAATTTTCCGTCTTCGTCAAAAACTGGATTTTCACACTCATTTTCAAAACCAGATGGGGTACCATTGTAGCCATCTGCAATAATGGTATTGTTTTTAACAAGTAGCGCGCCAACCTTTTTACGCCGAGCCGCAGAAAGTTGACCCCATTCTGAGGCCATTTTCATGTATACTATGTCATAACGGGTTATCATATTTCAAACTGATTTACGATCCAAGTTAAAAGATCATCTTTTTCCTGTAGAATTAAAATTTCATCTTGGTCCTTTTCAATAAATTCAAAAATATCTGCAAACTCTTGGGTGGGATTACCAGACATTGAAACTAAATTGGTTTTAACTGAAGGAAGCTGCGTTGGAATAAATTCTCCAAGCAACATTTTTCCTACTAGATCATAGTGCCTGTCATAAATATGATATGAATTTGCATGGTGAGTATAGGTACCAAGTTCCAATTCTGGATAAAATTCTTTTAGGTGAGAAAGGGCCTGCATTTGAAGAGAACAAAAAAATGCAACATCGGTTGGTGTACCCCAAATTGCATCATTTGATCTCATATAAACACTAAAATTTAATTTATTGTGTCTAATATGGAAAATGCCGTACATTGTACAAACAAAGTCCTTATTACTACTATATTGATGTTCTGGCGTATTAAAGTGCAGAATTGCCTGACGACTGTCCTTATCTTTAGCAAGAGATGCAATTGCCCATTCATATTGGGTCAGGCCACCAAGAGATTTAGGCTTGAATATCAAATTACCGTATGCTGAATTTACTGTGCCGTTTGGATTTTGAATTTGTTCCCAAAACTTGGCATACTTTGAAATAAATTTAACATCATTTCGACCAGCATAATACCATAAAAATTCGGCTGCAATATATTTAAATTGAGTAGATCTGGCCGCATTAGTATACATACACTGGCTTGGCTCAGAGATTTCTAAAGAAACATTTAGTAATTCTTTACTAGTGGTTCCTCGAGTTTCACACAAGTCGCCATTGTCCATTAAATCGATCAATGACTTTTGATAAGCTTCGGCAAATGATGTTCCTTTGTAAGTTGGCATAGTTCTATATTAATTTACTCTTATATCAGAAAAATGATCTTTGTTTTCGACAAATAGCTTAACATCAAAAAACTCCTCTGGTAAGGGGTCGTGAGAAATCACAAACACTGTCATGTTGTGCTTTTTAGCAAATGTTTTTAAGAGATCCACTACTTTGTAAATACTAACCGAATCTAGAGAAGAAAAGATCTCATCTAGGAATAGAACATTGATCTTATTATTCTTCATTTTAATTAGCTCTAAAATACATAAAAGTACTATTAGGTTCATCTTTTTTTGTTCACCAGCTGACAGAGATTCGGGAGAAATTTGCATACCCAGATGAGTAATAATTGGATTAAATTCTAGATCAAATTCAAATGCAAATTTAAACTCAAGCAGTTTAGAGGTTCTTAGGATATTTTTATTAAGAAGTGGAATGATTTGATTCATTAAGATTCGCTTCATTCCGTTATCTGATAAAATAATCTCTAGTTCTTGGTTTATTAATAATTCTTTATCGAGGTCTGCGATTTCGGTCTTAGTTATTTCAATTTCTCCCTTTAGTTGATCAATAATATTTTGTAAATATTGTGTCTGTTTTTCCGAATCTTGTGATTTAGATAGGGAGTCTAGCTCTCTTTTTGCTGAATCAATTGCAGATGCTAGTTTTGCATGATCGTTTCTAAATTTTTCTTGAGAGGCCTCTAACCCTTGAGCAGAAGTTTCTATTTGAGAAATTTTTAGTGTAATTGGTGCAAGTTTTTCATTGAACTGTGATCGGCTTTCGTCCAATTTATTTTTAATTCCAATATGAACGCTATCTGTTAGATCGCTAAGGCAGTACGGACACTTATTCTTAGCGTAAATCGCTAATTTTTTATCAATTTCTGCAATATTAAATGTACACGACGACTTGGATTCTCTAGCGGCCTTTAATTCAAGTCTGATTGATTCAAGTTGATCCTTTAACTCTGAATAGGATTGCTTAACCTCATTTTGTTTGGTTGAGGCTTTTCCTAAAAGATCATTAAGTTCAACGATTCTATTTTCTTTTTCTTGAGTCAAGTCCTCTTGTAAAGCAGACAGTTGTTGGATGGATTGCTCTAATAGGTGCTGATTTTTGGTTAAAGCGGTTTGGCTAGAAGACTGCTTACCCTTTACTGTTTTTGCATCCTCCTTGACCAGTTGATTCATATCATTGACTAAATCAAGACCAAAGATTTTATCGATAATCTTTCTTTTATCGGCTGGACTTAACTTAACAAAACTTTTAAAATCGTTTACTGAGAGAGATATTGTATTTGAAAAAACATTGAATGGAATTTTAACCAATTCTTCTTCAATAAACTCATCAACTCTACGTTTGTCTGGTAAATTATAATCATTTCCATTGATTAGAATCTTGGAAAAATTTGGTTCAAGGCCCCTTTCAATTTCAACCTCATCTCCATTGTTCGCAACAAACTTGACTAAAGTATAGGCATTCTTATTAATGCGGTTGGGCATTTCCTTTATCTTTCTAATTCCAGATTTTCCATAAATAGAAACGGTTAGCGCATCAGAAATACTGGATTTGCCTGAGCCGTTTGTTCCTTGAACAAGGATAAGATTTGGCTCATCTGAAAATTTAAAGGCTTGAATCTTATTTCCATATGAACAAATATTTTTAAATGCAAATTCTTTAATTTTCATTGACTGATTGGTTTTGGCAAATTAATTATTTCATCCGGTAAGATTTCGCTAGTTGCTACAACCTGCCAAATAGAAACCTGGTCATTCCATTTTAATTCTGCATTTGGATAATCAGAAACCGTATATAGAGAAATATTACCTGTTAAAAAGTCTAGCCAGCGATAATCTTGCATTTTTTCCAAAAATCTTGGGTCATTGGGTAGATCATCAAGATCCTTTTGTGTTACTGCCCGATTTGATTCCAATAATTCGGTTCTTAATTTTTTAAGAAATTCATCTAATTCGGAATTCATTCTTTGTGATTTAACCGGATTAGGTTTAACACAGTTAGTAAAGGATAACGACATATTAAAAATAATATTTGCCTGAATTAGATTTATGTCATGACTACAAACGGATTCGATGGGTTCGCCTTGAAGGATTCTTCCGATTGAAATTACCTTTGGAAACCCCTCCTTTGGATCGAGCTGAATCTTTACTTTATTTGATATTCCAATATTAAGCATAATCTTTTTCCTGTTTTGCTCTTTCCTGTATTTCAAAGAATTTAGTAACAAGATCCTTTTTCATACTTTGAGAGTAATGTTTTGAATTTAAGTAGTTTTTAAATATTTCAAATGCATTAAACTTATCTGAACTAGAAAGATCTAGGGCAGTATCTAGCGTACCAGATTCGGTTGAGTCATTAGTATAGGTGAAAAACTCAATTTTTCGATATTTTATCTGTTCGACAATCGACAAAAACTGACTAATTGGAATTTTGTTGGAAAGATTAATTTCTATCATAACATCAACAAAATTATTAGATAAAAGTCCGCTAAGCTGATCAAGATTCATATCTAATAACTCGCAAATATCATATTTGACATAATTTGGAGATACTGAATTTTCAATAAATTTCTCTTTAAAATTATCTTTAGCATCTATTATGTAGAACCCCTTGGTATTCCCTCGATCTCCCCTGTCCATCTGGTAAGGCGTTCCAGTATACAATATATTGTCTTGTTCTTGTCGATGGTGGATGTGCCCTGAATAAACCTTGTCATACTGGGATAGCGCTGTAATTTCAAGCCCATGTTCAACTTTAGTCCATCTATTAAACTTTAAACCCTTAATGTCTGCATGACAAACTATACGTTTGCACATTTGTGCATAGTCTGCAACATGATTGCTAAGAGTCTTAATATCTTCGATCCATGGCAGTAGTAACCAGTTTTCGGTATCATTAATTGTTAAAATTTCTGGGCTCTCAAAAACATAGATATTTTCGGCTAGGTGTTTAAGGTGTCTAACTGAATTAACTTCATTGGAGTCTTTATAATAAACGTCATGATTACCAAGAATAATGAATATTCCTCTTTTGAATATTTTAGAAAGGGTTTGGAATATTTCCATTGAATCATTTTGTATACGAACATTAATTGATTCTCTAGAGTGAAAAATATCCCCTTCTAAAATAAGTATATCGGTTTCTGGATCAAATCCATTTTCTTTGGCCTTAGCTGGAAGAACGTCCAATAAAAACTCCTTTTGGATATCGGCCCACTCAACTGAACTATTTTTAATGCCTAGGTGAAGATCTCCAACTAAAAATATCTTGTTTATATTGTTTAACTTCATTAAAATAGCTTTTTAAATCGAACCTTACCGTCTAATATCCCAAATTTGTTGTTTAGTTCCAATAAGAGGATCTCTTTATATTCATACTCTAGTGATTCAAAGAGTCGTTTAAAATCCATTTGAGAAATCATTGATACAAAATCTAAGACATCAATTGGTCCAATAAAGGTTGTTTTGTTATTGATTTTAACTAATTCACAAAGTCTAGAAAAAGCTAAATTTATTTCAGCTTTGGTAAATTTTCTACCCTCGACTGAAATATTCATTAGATTTGAAATGATTTCATCTGCCTGCGCAATGTTATTTAAATCTCGCTCAATAATGGTTTTATCCATATACCGATCGTATGTGTCGCTATCTAACAGATGACTGTCCAAATGACTTGGATCCAATTTAATTCCTACATTATGGTAGGTTTCCTCTGTTAATCCTTCTCCATTATTCCAACTGTTATTAAAAATTTTATCTTCTCTTTTTAGCCTTAGGTGTTGTTGGTATCGGGCCTCATCTTCATCTTCGAGTACATCAGCCTCTTCGCTGATTACGTCTTCATCCGATTCCTCTTTTTCATCCTCACCATCAATATCATCAAGGGCTGACCAATTGTCATTTTCATTTACGAAAAGATCTTCTTCTTTAATCTTTTTCTTCCACATCTTAGTTGTTTATTTTTTATAAATTTCCTAGTATTTCGTCATGTTCACCTACCTGCTTAATATTGGGCGCAATCGTTAATTGAGGTTTAGTTTGGACGTTTGCATACTGTTGGCGAAGATCGTCTTCGATTGAAGAAATATCATCGTCATCTGAATAGTATTCGCTTGCTGGATCGGTTTCTTCGACTAGTCTAGAAAAATCATAGTACATTCGATACATTTTAAAGCTTTCGGTATACCCTTCATCGCGGTTAGCGATAACTTTAATTTTAATTCTCTTTTCCATTGGCCCTCTCATTAGACCATAAAGCGAATCCACTGTGTGAACAAGACCAAAGGATTCTGCAATATCTGACATTCCAATATCTTGATCCTCGACCGCATCTCTTTTAATTTGAGTTGCGGTAACAATTGTCCATTCATTTCTTTGTGCAACGGCTCTAAGCTCTTCAGAAATTACCTTAATTTTTTCATAAGTATTTCCCTGTTCTTTCATCGGGCGCATTAAATTAATATAATCGACAACCACCACCTGAAGCAGTTTACCTGTGCTCTCTTGAACCTTTAAGAAATAATTTTCAATGTCTATTGCAGATGCAGCGCCGGTTGGAAATTCTTTTACCCATAGTTCACCAGGAGCAGAACCGCTTTGCCTAAATTGTTCAATTTTTGCTTCAATAAGAGCAATTCTATTGGCTGATGTAATTTCGTTATATTGATTATATGGAATATTTAGGATATTTGAACCTAGCCTTTTCATATACTTAGTATCAGCTAATTCGAGTGTGGCAACTCCCGTATTAACACCTGACATAAATGCACGAGCTGCAATATTTGAAAGAACCATAGATTTTCCGACCTTAGGTCTTCCTTGAAAAACTACTAGTGTTTTTGGATTCCATCCTCCACCGAGCGTCTTATCAAAAAATGGAAATCCTGTCGGTGTACCCGTTTTTGATACTTGAATGTGATCGGTTGCATTAAAAAAGTTTAGGCCAGATTCAGCATTGCTAAATGAAACGTTTAAATTAGTATTGAGTTTAGATCTAACTTGATCTGTAATAACATTAACGTTATCCGGGCTAATTTCTGTTGTCTTAAGAAACGAAAGAATATCAACAATTGACGTATTGAGATTCTTGATTAGGATAAAGGACTTTGTATACTTTGATAAAAATTCATAGCTATATTCTCCAAGGTTTACACCCAACAGTGTAGAAAAAGACTCGTCGCTTATTTCGATTCCGGTTAGGTTAAGCAGATGTCTAATTTCAGCCTTAGATGGAATTTTATGGTATTCTTTATAGTAATTTTTGACTACTTTAAAAATATTGCCAAGGTCATCATTGTTAAAATAATGAGATTTTATTTTTGGAATTACTTCTCTTGCATCTAAGGCCTCCACGTTTTTTGGACGAATGAGTGTCTCATTGTTATCCTCCATTAAAATAAAGTTAAGAATAACCTTTTCTAGTAATTCAATATTTTCTTTAAAGTCTATCATATAGTTTAAATGTACAGCTCGTTAAACACTGTTTGGTTAATATACAAAAATTCTCCCCGTTTTACTAGGGTTTCTGAGTCCATTAATTTTTTAATTATCAGCCTAAGTTTATCCTTAAAATCTGGAGTAACTTCATTTTCATTAAAAACGTATTTAAGAGTTTTTGCAGAAAACTTTAATTCTGATGTATTAAATTCTTTATTTTTTAATTCACATACTCGCATAATGTATTGAATAATATCGACAATAAAATCGGTTTCAGTAGGATAACCCGGAAGGACTCTATGCAAGCCAAGTTCATATTTAATCGGCTGGGCTGGGTTAAGTTTATAATTAATCTTCTGTTCCATCAATGTCGGTAATTTCAGTTAGATCATCGGTTAATTCATCTGTTTCCATACTAGAAATTCCATCTTGAGTTTCAGGAAATTTAAAGGTAGGTTTAATGATTTTTTCATCAAGCTCCTTTAAGACAGCATCAGTAAAAAGGCGACTTGTAAAAAATTCCTTAACTGGAACTGCATCTCCATTATGCCGAATAACATAAGTTTTTCCTAATTTTTTTGGATAAAAATAAACAGTCTCGCCATTTAATTGGAAAGGAGAAAGCAGAGATTGCTCATCGGCTTTCATTTTATCAAATTCTTTTTGGGTTACAATAACTCCTCGGCCAACTCCGCAAGTTTCCCAACTAACATATTGCTCTAGTCCAACATAAGGATTCATTCCTTTATGGAAAGAGATATGAAATTCAATATCAAGAGGCCTAGCCAAACGGTTCTTTTTAGTTTTACTACGAACAATAATGCCGGTTGTAGTTTTATTTTCATCGCGAAGAGTCCCTTTACTTAACATCAAAATAATTGACGCGGAAAATTCTGGACCCCCGCCGCCTGCCATACCCTTTGGGGTGTATTGGTCCATTGAAGCATAGGTGTGATTTGTAAAAATAAATGGAACTTTATAATTAGAAAGGTCTAATGTAAATGATTTGAATAGCGCGCGCATTTCCTTTGCTCTAAGACCCATATCGGCTGCGTTTTTACCCTTTTCCATGTCAGTTTTACTTTTATCAGTATCTAACATTCCAACAGAGTCTACAAATAGGGCGAGTTTAAGTCCTGGATTTTCTTTGATTGTTTCAATCAAGTCATTAATAAAGAATTTTACTTCACTAATAAGTCCCAAGCGTAAATACTTAAGTTTAGCTAAATCCACACCAAACTTTACATAGTCTGATGAATCGATTGCGCCTTCAGTATCAATATAGATTACCGAGTAATCTTTTTTCTGGAGCTCACGAACCGCATTTAAACAAAGGAAAGTTTTACCTGAACCAGGATCGCCGGCAATACCGATGCTTCTTGTATTGGGATAACCTCCAAATAGAGAGCCCGACATTTGAGCGTTTAATAAAAAATTTCCGGTTGGGATATACTCCTCAATATCTGAGAAGCCACGAATTTCAATTTTAGATTTTACCTTTTTTTCAAGTAAATCGTTGAATTTTGCGAATGCATCTAGTGTAGATTTTGCCATAAAGTTTTATCCTTTTATTATACTCTCTTCTACAAAGCTGAGGACAAAGGATCTTATGCAAAATACGAGATGGTTAAAAAGCTTGCAGCAAGAAGTTTAGAATTAGAATAGTCCCCCTGCATGATTTTATAGAAAGGCACTCGTGTTAAATCTTTGAAAGTATCCAGCCCGCTTACGTTAACTGCAAAGCAAATATCTTTGTCAATTTTACCAAGCTTAAATATTCTATCCTGGCTAAGGTCTTCTACTCCCAGCGCCTGATACATTTTCTTAATTGCTGCAAAACTTGAGGAGTCTTTGGCATGGTCAATCTTTATCGTAATTGGGCACTTGTCCTCAGTACAATAGACCGCTCTTAATTTTTCTGAATCAGAAACTTCAATGGGTAGAATAATTAGCTCCACTATTTAGAATCAAGTTTTTTCAGCAAGGCGTCCTTAATGTGCTCTGCTGTTATTTGATTATTTATATGATTTGCCAATTCTGTTAAAAATTCAGATTTATTCTGCGAACTTTTATACATCATTTTTAGCAAATTAATTGCAGGAAGATTGACTCTTAGATTTAGATTTAACAAAGATTCCTCAGTTGCAAACATTTCAAAAATTCCAGCAGATTTTGGATTAGGCCGAGCTGCTGCATTTGGCGGTTCTTGCTTATTTTCGATTTTAGGCTGAGCTTCATCACCAATTGGTCCTCTAATTGAAAGGCATTCGGCTTTGGTTAGGGGTGATTGCCCGTCCAGTATTGCCATAAGTCTCGTATTTAACTCGTCTAGACTAACTACTGAGCCGTCCTCTAATTTTATTGCCAGTAGGCCACCTCGACCAAATACGTCGATTACTTTAGTAATTGTTGCGATTTTAGTATTATCTGGGGTATTTACCCATTGATAATCTTTGCCCATAATAAAATCTCTGGTTTGGGCTAGTGCGTCAATGTTGAACATAAATTTGTTTATTTGTTTTTTTATCCATTTTATCATTATAAAGCGGCTTTTTTGGCTGCTTGTTTTAGTTGAGTTATATTATTCTTGATGCGCATACGACGATCATACATTGTTTTTAGTATAACTCGAGCCGCTGAGTCTTTTTTCTTAGTAAAAAGAGTATCGTTTTTAGTATAAATTTCATCCTCTTTTAGAACATGGCCAGATTTCATTTTACCTAAATAGGTATCTGGCGAAATATTAAATTGAATTTGAACGTTGGGGTACATTGAAGAAAAGTCAAAGCATGAAACATATTTAAAGTGACCCGGAACAGGTTTACTTACATAGGCGCCTTCATATGTTACCTGTTCTTCAAGGTCGCGTTTGTCTGATGCCATTTTTTTGCCGTCACGTAAAAAGTGCCGACACATAAGAGATTCGGTAATAAACACTGCACTAAATACTTTGGAAACATCGACTTGTGCAGTTTTAGAAATTGCAAATGCTACATCAAGTAGACTTAGCTTATCTTCAATAAGCTTAACCAGCATTACGTCAATAGCGTTATACTTTACAAAATTTTCAACGTCTTGCTGAGCTTCTATCATTGAACCATATTCGTGGTGCAATTTGCTTACACCAAGAATAAGTTGAGAAATATAGTCTAACTTATAATTTTCAACAACCTTAATTGGCTTTAAATTTGTAAATACTTCAAGATAGTCAAGCAAACCTAGGTGAACTGGGGACTGGCCTTTGCCGATGAGCTTATCGCAAACCATAGATTCCATTGGCTTGATATTAAGCCGCTTGCATCGATTTATAAGATATTTCCAGTCAAATTCAATTACATTCCAGCCTGTAATAAAAGGTAGTTTTGGTAAAACTCGATGAAAAAACGTTGACATTAGGGCTTCTTCTGTTTCAAAGAACATATATTTGATGGAGAAGGTTTGGCCTTGAGCGCGTAAGTATTCATTAATTTCTGATTCCATTTTTGAAATAGCCGCATCATCTAGCTTTTTCATTGTAGATAAAATATAGGTCACATTATCTGGGCCGCAAAAAGAAATCAAATTGACCGGCATGGTGGCTTTTGCTGGATCAGGAAACTCGTTTGACGTTAACTGAATCTCAATATCGAGAAAATACTTCTTTGGATTATGATCAGAATAAATTTGAGCAAGTTCTTCTTCAGAAAAACGGGTTTGAATTAGCTCTTCAATCCTAAAGCGACTTAACCATTTACTTTTACTTTTATCAACAAATTTATTATCCCAGCTACGATATTCTGATGGACGACCGGTTAGCTTCCAATTGAATTGATCGGCAGCATGAATGTGCTTGACTGCATATGCGACATTGCCCGCTTCATCATAATATGAAACAATTAGTTTAGAATCTTCTTGTTTAAATTCGGAGCTTATTATCATTTTTATCTTACTTTTGGTTAATATACTAATTAATTAGATCCGGTTGAACCAAATCCGCCTGCTCCCCTGTCCGATTGGGCTGGGAAAACCTCGTCTTCTGATTGACACTCAATTAATTTTGCCTTAATAATCGGGGTTAGGATAAATTGAACTATTTTTTCGCCTGGAGATACAATAATGGTTTCTGTACCACAATTATAGTGGTGAAGGTGTAGTTCTCCCTGATAGTCACAATCTACAACTTGGGCTCCAACCTGGAGTCTCTTTTTTGTAGCAACCCCGCTCTTATTATATGCGATTAGGGCTGTGTGTAGAGGAAGTCTTGCACGGATTCCGCTTGGAATCAAAACGTCTTCTCCTGGTTCTAAATGAACAGCTTTAAAATCATTTGGAACAAAAAAATCAATTCCGGCAGACCCGGGTGTTCCATATTCTGGAGTTTTTACGTCCCTAGTCTTGATAAATCTGATCAATTCTCCTCTGGAGAGAGGTTTTGGAGTTCTTTTCATTGCTGTCATGTGAGTAATCAGTTTTTTAGTACTTTCTTATACTGTCTTAGATATACTAAGATCTTTACGCTGATAAATAATGATAGCAAAGGACAATCTAGACCAAAATCATGAGTCCTAAGTTAAATAAATAACTTAAAAATAGTAGGACCGAAATGGCACAAAAATTAAATCTTAATCGCTTTAAATCAAGTGGCGTATACACGGTAGAAATCGATGAAAGCCAAAATATTGCTTTGCCTCTAGGAACTGGCCGATTAATTATCGGATCTAGCAAAAGAGGCCCGATTAACACTGTTGTAGCGTTGAGCGACTTAAATAGCGCAGTAGCAGTTTATGGCGAAAAAGATACTAAACTTGAAAGTAGGGGTAGTTATTTCCATAGAACACTTGAAGTAGCCCTAAGAAGAGGCCCAGTTTTTGCTTTGAACGTATTGCCAACAGACGATACACTTGACAAAGTAAAATTTGCAACGTTTAACACTGAATCTGCATCATTTAGTTCAGATCTTGGTGCGGCTGCATTTGAACAACCTCTTTCTAGCTTCTTTAACACACAAAAACTTTGGTTTACTGACGAAGATCAGTTTAACAGAACTAAAAATAACGCGTTAGGCCCTGAGGATGACAATAAAATCTTTTCAATTGTTAACTTAGGAAAGCGCCCTATTACTGTTTGGGCTAAGCTTGCTGATGTAAGCGGTTACGATGTAACCGTAAAAGAATATTATAAAGTAACCGGTGGTGACAAAGTAACCATTCCTACCTATCTTCACCCAGATGATATTGTTGCTGACTATATAGTCGAAGTTATTGCAGTAGAAGGAGAGTGGACAGATAACGTAAGACTTGCAAATGACCCAGTATTTAAATCATATTTTAACGAAAAAGGTTTAATTATGTCAAAACTTAATGGCTTCTTGAATTTAAGAGAAGTTAAGGTTGTTGCTAGAGTAAATGGTTCGCTAATTCCTCAATTTAAAGATCCATCTGGTTCAGATATTTCAATTGACAGAGTATTTAACAGACTATTTTCTCAAACTGAATTATTTTGCGCACTTGATGAAAATAAAATCGAATTAATCGATCTTGAAACTGCTTTTGCAAATGCAAACATGGATTCTCACAGAATTGATCTTGCTGGTCATGGTTATTCTGATCTAATTGCAGCAGATGATCAAGATTACTTTATTGATAATGGTTTTACTGGAAATTACACAGATGCTAATGCTAAATTAGATGTACTTGGTTATAAAGCCCCTGTTAAAAACACTGCAGTATTTGAAGTTACAACTGGAGCTAACGATTCATCAAGAGTAGTAACAGAGTCCGGCAATCAAATTATTATAGCTCGTGAGGGAACTCAACTCTATGCTGCATGGGATAACGGATTCTTGGTAACAGGAAATGGATTTATCCTAACTCAAAATGGAACGGCTGCTACTAAATACATAAAAATCGAGGGCGGTTATACTGAGGTTGTTGCTAACGTGACTAAGAACTATATTAAAATTAAAGCCTATGACAACGTTGCTCTAACTAACCAAACTGCAACGATTCCAGTAATCACAGTTGGACCAGACACTTTTGTTAAAATTTCTCTTGATATTCACGCAGCAAATTCTACCACAAAGGTATTTGATTTTGCAGCTGAATTGGCTGCGGAAGATGTACCAACTGAGATTTCTACAACTAAGCTTGCTCTTAATAAAATTGAGATGAAAGTTCTTGCTTCAACTTCTGTGACAGTTGGAAGCGGCCAGCCGACTGTGACTGCAAACAATGCAGCATATTTAGCAGAGGTTAGTGAATTTGTAAAACCTAATCATTTTGTTAAAGCTAAAGCAAACGGCAATGGAAGAACCCGATTCTTAAAAATTGTTTCGGTTGCTGGCACAACTGAAATTGGTGCGCCAACCACTGTTGTAACCCCAGCTGTACCCGCGGTTAACGAAACCAATATCGCAGTTGATTCATTTAATACGGGTGCAACCACAATTACGCTTTCTGCCAATAATGCAAACATTGTAATTGGCTGTACAGTAAGTGGTACCGGTATTGCCGCAAACACAACGATAACAAACAAGGTTGGTCTTGTTTTAACCTTATCTGCAGCGACCACTGCCGCAAGTAGCGGAACCTATACATTTACCAAAGCAGCGATTGCAGCGGTTAATACTGTTACTGTGAAAACCTTTAAAAAGTTTTTGGTAACAACATTAGTACCAACTGATGCTACAATTCTAGGTATTGATATTGATTCTTTGATTGTTTTTCATAAAGGAATTAAAAACTACATTTCTTCGGTAAAGGGTATTGTACTAAGCGGATTTACTATGAGAGATGCTCAACTTCCAAATGGAACGGCGACTCGTCAATCTGAGATCCTAGGCTGGCTGTATGAATATACTAATATTGCAAACACTCTAGCTGAAGGAGAGGCGGTTGATTTTAGATACATTATTGATACTTATGAAGGTGATATCTCTGGCTCTTCTAAATATTATTTAGCAAAAATTGCTGCAGATAATGGACAGTGTTTAGCTATCCTAAATTCACCTTCGTACAGACAATTAGAGCTTTCAGCTGAACCTTCATTTGCTGATGCAGTTACTAAATTAGTTTCAGCTAAGCATATTGCGGATGGCGGTAATCTAGATCTTAATCCGACTAAAACTTTCAAATTTGTCGACGAAGACGTTAATGGAGTTCCAATGGGATCCTATGCTGCATATTTTATGCCAAATCTAATCGTAAACGATGGTGGAAGAAATAAATCAGTTCCGCCTGCAGCGTTTGTTGCAAATGCGTTTATGAATAAATTTGAAGCGGGCAGACCTTTCTCAATTGTTGCTGGTAAAAATGGTGTCTTAGGTGATCCCGAAATTGTTAACGTTGAATATGAATTATCGCAAGAAGACAGAGATCAGTTGGAACCGGCCGGTTTTAACTTAATCGTTCGTCGTAGAGGTTTTGGTATCATGGTATTCTCAAATAACACCGCGTATCAAAAAATTAACTCAGCTCTTAATAATACTCACGTTAGAGAGGCTCTAGCAACAATCGAAAAAGACATCGAAAGAATCCTATTCAACTTCTTGTTTGACTTTAATGATGAAATTACTCGTTTAAGAATCAAAACTCTAGTTGAAGGTTACTTAGAAAGAGTTAAAAATGCTCAAGGTATTTCAACATATACTGTTGTATTTGATTCAACAAACAACGGACCAGAAGTACTATCTGCAAACTCTGCAATCATCGATGTATTCCTAGATTTTCCAAGAGGTATTCACAAATTCATCAACCGTATTACAATTACAAGAGTTGGTGGAGGTCTTTCTTCAGAATCAACTGGATTTATTCCTTCATTCTAATAAGAACCCTAATAAACAGAAAAAGCCGCATAAAGCGGCTTTTTTTATGTAGTTAGTTTTTAATTATCTTTCTCCGGGTTCAAGAATTGTTGGAATTGAATCTGCTACGATTTTTGCAACAATTTCATGTGCAAGAACGATTAGATAATTTTCGCCATTCCACTGCATATCTAGTCCAGCGTGTCGTTGATAAATTACTTTATCGCCTGGCTCTAATGGAATAGGGCGATCGGTTCCTCCGCCGACTGCAACAACGGTACCGCTGTTTGATCTCTTTCTGGTATCAGGTGGAAGAATAATACCGGTTTCGGTCTTTTTGTTTTGTTCGTCTGGTTTAAGTACCACACGATCATAAATTGGGATTATTGGTGAATTCATTTTGCTGAATGATATTTTTTAAACGCCGGCAAATCAAATCTCTTAATAGAATCAAAATCAAATGACTCTCTGATAGATCCAGAAAGCTTAGCTGGGACGTGATCTATAGATAGACATATTAGTCTAATATTAAAGTCTAAAGTTCTTCTGAATTGATCCTGTGCTTCCTGAGATGTTATTTTTAATTCATTGATACTCTTTTCTATAATTGAATCCTTTATGTAAGGATCGTTAGTTCTTAATTTATGCACAATCAGAGACGAGTCGCCATCTTGCTCTTTTACCAAAGAGACGACTGCTTCTAATTTGGTCTTTGTCATTTTTGGATGAACTCTTGGAATAGAATCTGATGAATCTCCGCCTAAAATTTTAGTTAAAAGCTCCTCTGCTGGATCCACTTCATACTTAACAAAATCTCGTTGAGTAAGCTCTCTAAGAATTTCATCAATGTTTGAATTATCTACTGCAGATTCAAAGTTAAAGATATCGACCGGCGCTAATTCCTTTTTCTTATTTGCAATAAATACTCTTTTATTTTTGGTCATCATTTTTGGTGTAACTAAAATAATAGAGCGATTACCACTTTCTAATAATTGGATTAGATCCTTATCAACTGACCAAATACAAAAATCTCCTTGAAAATTATCGATAATATGCGCGATTAGGTCATCTCCCTCTGCGCCAACGACTCTGGCAGAAACTGCGCCCATTCCCTTTAATTCTGAAAGAATTTCTGTCTGAAATAATTCAAAAAAGAGGTATATTTTATCATCGTATTTTCGATTAGCTTTATATTCAAATTGATCATCAGGCCGATCTTCCTTTTTAAAAAACTGCTTAATGTATTCTTTTCTCCAACTCTTTGAGTCAAATACAAAAAATACAGCCCCGGTGCCGCCTTTAAATGGGGAGACAATGGAGCTGAAGTAGTTGATAACAAAATTTCTAAACGTTACAGCGGCTTGCTGCTTAAGCATAAACTTGCTGTCGTCCAATAGATCATTGACAAAGTACTTTTCACCAATTCTCTTGTCTTTTTGAAGCATATTCTTGACAATTGAAACGGAGACATTAAGAAAAGCATTTCCATCAATTACTATATTCATTATTTAGATTTTTTCGCAGCCGGTTTGGCTTTCTTTGGAGCCTGTTCTACTGCAGGTTCTGGTTGAGCGGCCGCTGATGGAGTAAGTCGACGAATCGCTTTTGCAATAAGTTCGGCTTCATCCAAATTATAGGCGCCTTTAATTTGTCCATGATTTGCAGCAGAGATCAATACAATCAGTGAATGCTCCGGGGTCAAATTTTCCAAAAATTTATCGTAATCGGCTTTATCTGTATAAGAAATAGTTGATAGAAGATAGTTTTTTGGAACTTCTTGTTGAGGAGTTTCTTCAGTATTTAACTGTTCTTGTGACATGTGATTAAAATTATTTTAAAATTATAGAGAAGCCAGTAAGTCATCAAAATCATTAGATGAAGTTTTAGCTGGTGCGGCCTGCTTTGGGGCTGGCGCAGAGTCAAAATCATCAAATGAATTAGTTTTAGCAGCTGGCGTCATAAAATCTAAATCATCCGCTACAACTCGATTTGTTGGTTGTGAGCTTTTAATTGCCGAAAAATGCGGCTTGATTTTTTCATCGCGAGTATTTGCTAAAACTGAATCAAGAATAGACTTGTGCGGAATAATTGCTTTAATAAATTCTGCAACCTTCTCATAGTCAGAATCTGACCACTCTTTATAGAAATATTGAGAAAGATCTGGTGAATTTTTTTCCAGGAATCCTTTTACATAGGCTTGTACCTTTTCTTCACCATTTACTGGAAGTTCTCGACCATCATCTAATTTTAAGATTAGAGGACTTGTTTCTGACATAAACTTAGATGAAGAATAATCTCTCCAGCTCTTAGTTTTACGTTTCACTACAAGTACCATATCCTTTCCTTCTAACATTGAATAAGGATTAATCTTTTTGATATTGATCAATTCTGCTTCTGGGCTCAATTCTTGCTGAATAAGATTGTCGATATTATAGCCGAAACTATAAACTTTGATTTTTCCTTCTAGCTGAGGAAATTGAGGATCCTTTTTGATGTAAACGAGAGAGTAATAATTATAGGCTCTCATGAAATTCTTTTGGATTTCTTTTACAATTTCAGGCTCTTCGTTTGCTAATTTACGAAGTTCAAGATCAAGCGTCCATAGAATTGAAGATTTTCCTAATGAAGATGGGCAATCGATTGTAAATCTTTCACCAGTTAATGGGTTGGTCATTCTAGCGTAGTACTTTTTGTACTTACTCTTAGAAGGATCCCCGATCCAAGGAATAAATCTGATTACGGAGCGATAAACTCCATTTTGGGCCTGGTCTGGGCCAGGATTGTAGAGATTTTCGTCTACTTTGCGTGCGGTGCCAGCTTTAGGGGCGGTAAAGTCGTCGGTGTTTAAATTAAATAAATCCATTTTGCTTTGGTTTTTTATGTTTATTATAGATATTTTACCCAATAAACATCCAAAGTTTTACGTGAATTTTATATTATGCTGAGCCGCCCATTTTGCCCAGGCGGAGAGAACTTTATCCATTTGCTCTCCGGTAATGAAACCTAACTCTAAAAATGGGGTAAGATATTTGATTGCGCACTGTTGGACCGATTCTCCGCTAAGTCTGGCCTCTTCCGCAAGCCCCCTAACCTGAGCAGGAATTTCGTCACTAAGAGTAAAGTATGTATAGTTAGATTTAGCACGATTTCTAGTCGAGACTCGTGGAATTTTTACCCGGTGCTCAGGAGAAAAATTGTCGCCTCTTTGTAAAAGGTGTTCAAGCTCATGGCGAATAACATCTAATAACTTAGACTCAAGTGCTCTAGATTTAATTTGAGAAGGGTCAACGGCAACGCTAATCCCTATTTCTGGGCCATCTGTACTATCTCCTCCAAATGATTCACCATCTATGGCAAACCCAAATTTTTTAAATCTAATAATTTCGGATAGAACGTCTTTAAAATATTGATCGGTTGCTGGATTAAGTTTTTGTGTTACTTTAATATTTACAGTTAACTCAAATAAAATTGGATCAGAATAGTCCAAAGTAAAAGAATGATATCTACTGGCTTTTTCATTTGCTTGATGAATAAGCCTGAGAATATCGTTTGTTATACTTTGAGAAAATTCACTTAAATTCATTATGCTAAGAATATTAGGTTAATATCCTTTGTTGTGGGCTCGCCGTCTTTTGTAAAATCTATATCAATAACCGTTTGCGGCTTGCCAAGTTCATTTTTTTGAACTGCTGTTGCAAACTTTTTATGTGAGCTCTTGAGCTCAACATCCTTTCCTTTAAGATAATTTAATATTTCCTGTTCAGAATCTTTTGCATTCTTTTCAATCCATTCTTTAACTCGAGTCATATCAAGAACATATTCATTAAACTGTTTGGTTAACATGTCTCCGGGTTTATCGACGGATCCGATTGGATTTGATAATAATATTGCGCGTATTTGTTCAGCTTGACCTGCTGCAACTCCACCCGTTGGAGCCCCGCCGCTAACCGCAGCCGGATCCGGTACGACCGCGGTTGGATCGGCCGGCGCCTGTTCATTTAGCCAATTTGTAAAATTCTTAAGCATGAAATTGTGCCTTTATTCTATTTATTAAGCAGAACAGGCAATACAATCGTCTGGATTATCGAGTGAACACATCAGGTCCGATTGGGTATCTTCACCCACGGTAGCCTGCTTTAGTACAGTAGAGTCTACTCCAAGTCCAGCAATAGCATCAACTGCAGATTCGGTTCTTAGATAATACATACCAGTCTTAAGACCTTTTCTCCAAGAATGAAAATGGGCAGAGATTAATTTTGCAGCGTTTGCCGACCATTTCCTTCTGCCTCAAGTCTAGTGTAATTTTTTTCAAATTCTTCATTATTTTCAGACACAATTATCTCTTACTTTGCATTTTCCTTTACAAACTTAATCTCACATGAGTCAGTTGTGCAGTATGCCTCACCAATTGCATCAGCTGCCATGCCAGAGTAAACTCCTGTTAGA